AGCCAATTGCTGGCCTACTTTCAAACCGTATTTGCAGCACCAACCGTTTCAACCACCCTTTACACACCTGGCGCTGGATTCAATATCACTGTGCCAACGCCGGTCAGTGAGCAGCAATGGATGCTTATCCAACCCGCAGGCACATTGGCCACAGGAACTGTCACCTTGCCACTGAACACCGGCGTGCCTGATGGCACTCAGGTGCTGATAACTAGCACGCAAACAATTACAGCGTTCACAATTGCGCTTAATGGCGCGGCTGCAATCTTTGGGGATGTCTCCACTATTACTGCTGGTAATGCTGTTCAGTATCGCTACTATTTAGCGACCAATAGTTGGTACAACATCACTAACGAGGCAGCGGGATTTGATGCGGCAATCCAAGATTTTCTAAACAACCCAACAAGCGCCAATTTGCTCGCGGCAATGACCGATGAGACAGGCACTGGTTTGCTGGTATTTAACACCAGCCCAACCTTAGTAACACCAATTTTAGGCACGCCGACTTCTGGAGCGCTTACCAATTGCACAGGGTTGCCACTGACAACTGGGGTAACTGGAGCGTTGCCGGTGGCAAGTGGTGGTACAGGCGCATCGGCAACAGTGCAAGCATTAAGTGGCCCTGGTGCAGTGGATATTACAAGCCTGGCCACTTCTTTCACTTCGACTGCTGCTGGTAATGCTTTGACGCTTGCAGATGGCGCACAAGGGCAACTGAAGACAGTTGTTTATATTGCAGAAGCAGCAGGCGGTGACACTGGTATTCTGACTCCTGCCAACTTTGGAAGCGCAACTACAATTACTTTTAATGCTGTTGGAGATTCTGCAACGCTTCAGTTTATTGGAACGGACTGGTGGGTGGTCGGATTCCGTGGCGCTGTAGTGGCGTAATGAAATCCCCAGCTTTTACGCGCAAAGAAGGCCAGAATCCAAAAGGCGGCTTAAACGCCAAAGGCAGAGCATCGGCCAAAGTTGCAGGCATGAACCTAAAGCCGCCCGTCAAGACTGGCGATAATCCAAGGCGTGCCAGCTTCCTAGCTAGAATGGGCAACATGCCCGGCCCCGAGATGAAAGACGGCGAGCCAACGAGGTTGCTGCTATCGCTAAAGGCTTGGGGTGCATCGTCAAAGTCTGACGCACAAACAAAGGCCAAGGCCATTTCAGCACGCAACAAAGCAAAGAAGTAACCTTATGCAAATCCCAATCCTGAACGGAATCTTTGCCGATAGCAGCCCAGACCTGCGCACGTCGTATCCGGTCAACCTCGTTCCCGTCCCGAAAGACTCAGGCATCAGCAAAGGCTACCTGCGTCCAGGCGATGGCATTGTGGCAAACGGCTATGGCCCAGGCATTGACCGTGGCGGCATCAACTGGCGCGGCGAACTGTATCGGGTCATGGGCACAAAGCTGGTCGAGATCGACAGCAGCGGCGTTGTAACCGAGCTGGGCGATGTAGGCGGCCCGACCAACGAAATGGTCACAATGGACTACGGCTTTGGTCGTCTAGCAATTGCTTCTGGCGGGCGGCTTTACTACTGGGACGAATCATCTTTGGTGCAGGTAACAGACCCCGATCTTGGTCTTGTGCTGGATGTTGTCTGGGCAGATGGATACTACATGACCACAGACGGCAGCTCGCTTGTGGTTACAGAATTGTCAGACCCGACGCAGGTTAACCCGCTGAAGTACGGCAGCTCAGAGGTAGACCCTGACCCAATCGTTGCCCTGCTCAAGCTGAGAAACGAAATCTACGCACTAAACCGCAACACGATTGAGGTGTTTGATAACGTGGGCGGCGAGTTTTTCCCCTTCCAACGCATCGAAGGTGCTCAAATCCAAAAGGGCGTAATCGGAACGTTTGGATGCTGCGTATTTTTCGATGGAATCGCCTTCTTGGGCAGCGGTCGAAATGAAGCGCCTGGCATTTATATTGGCGTTAACGCAACTTCTCAAAAACTTAGCACGCAAGAGATTGACCAAGTATTGCTGGGCTACACAGAGGCTCAGCTTGTTACCGTCAAGCTCGAGGCACGCAACGACAAAAACCACAATCACCTTTACATCCATTTGCCGGACCGAACCATTGTCTATGACGCTACCGCATCGCAAGCGTTGCAAACACCCGTATGGTTTACCCTGACAACCAGCACAATTGGTTTTGCACAATACCGCGCAAAAAACATTGTATGGGCTTACGACAAGTGGCTTGTAGGTGACACGCAGTCAAACGCAATAGGCTATCTAGTCGACAACATTAGCAGCCACTGGGCGCAGATTGTGCGATGGGAGTTTGGCACGCTCATTGTGTACAACGAGGGCAACGGCGCAATCTTTAACGAGATGGAGCTTGTAAGTTTAACTGGCAGCGTAGCGCTTGGCGTTAACCCAATCATTTCGACCAGCTACAGCACAGACGGCCAGTCTTGGAGCCAAGACCGAGGCATCCGCGTGGGCACGACCGGCAACAGCCGCAAGCGCCTGGCGTGGTTTCAACAAGGCCACATGCGCAACTGGCGGATTCAGCGTTTCCGTGGCGACACGCAAGCGCATCTGTCATTTATCCGTCTTGAGGCTCAACTTGAGCCTTTGGTTTACTAATCATGGTAACGAAAAAACTTAACCTTACCCGTGACCAGCTTACAACGTTCTTGGTAAACCAAGAGCAGATACGCCAGTTCGAGTTGTTATTTTCCAGCATCAATCTTGTGCCAGTTGGAAGTGGCGGCACGGGCCAGACAAGCTACGCCGATGGCGACTTGCTGATTGGTGATGCCCCAGGACTTGCCAAAAACAAACTGACCGCAGGGACAGGCATCAACGTTACCAATGGCCCAGGCACTATTGCGCTGGCGCTGACCGATACGACAGTCACTCCAGGCAGTTACACCTACTCATCGTTAACTGTTGATGCCCAAGGGCGTTTGACATCCGCAGCCAGTGGCGTGGCACCAGTTACCGCTGTAACGGGCGTTGCGCCCATTTCAAGCACTGGCGGCTTGACACCAGCCATCAGCCTAGACGACACCGCAGTCACCCCAGGCAGCTACACTTTCACGAACCTGACTGTTGATGCTAAGGGCAGACTGACAGCCGCAGCAAGTGGCGACCCTCTGGCTGGCGGTATTAGCGTGACCATCACAACAGCTAAACTCACACCAGCAGGCGCAGATGGCAGTATGACATTCGTGAACGGCATTTTGACAGCGCAAACCCAAGCAACATAAGGAGCTGAGATGAAAGAGTTTATGATGATTCCCAAGGGCTTTACCGGCCTGCCGATGGATGAGGCATTCATCACCAACGCAGAAAACAAGAAGAACTACGTCATTGCGGTGGAGGATTGGAACTACGGCCCCGAGGTGCCCACCAACGAGCCAGGCGCAAATAAGGAGTTCTACGCAGGTCTAGCAGAAGCTATGCAATCCGATGAAAAGGAGGCCAGACGCAAGCACTGCTCCAACTGCGGTTACTATGACAACAGCCTAATGGCACAGGTTCGCATCGAGCGCATCCCCCTTGCTGCCTACGACAAGGGCGCAGGCTTTCGTGGCCACTGCGAAAAGCTGGACTTTATCTGTAACGACATGCGTGTTTGCCAAGCATGGGAAGACCGAGAGTATAAAGATTGACCAAATGCTGAAATGTGCGACAATAAAGGCGCTGAGTCATCAGAGCCGCCAGCAACTCTTTCCGACTACGGAGAAAACATGTTGAACGCTGCCATCACTGAAGGAATCACAGCAGCGCACTTGCAAGAGGTTTACGCTGATTCCTACATCACAAAAGTGGGTCACGACCAACGTCCAGCCGCGCCTATTGACCATCCGAGCGTTACATATTTAAGTGCAACCGTAGGCGGTCACTTTGTTGGCGCATTTATGGCCATTCGTTTCTCAAGCATTGAGTTGGAGCTACATTCGCTTTTGCACAAAGCTGCCATTAAGCACTCTCGCGCTCTTGGCCGCGCTTTTCTAGCATGGGCATTTGCCCAACCCATCTTGCGCGTGACAGCTTACATTATTGAAGGCTTAGAGTCAGCAAAGAATTACTGCATAAAACTTGGCATGAAGCACGAAGGCACACGCCGACACGCTTGTATGCAAGGCGGCATCATTAAAGACGTTTATGTGCTGGGCATGACTCGGCAAGACTGGAGCACATTATGAGTTTTATTGGTGACTTTTTAGGCGACACCATTGGCGGCATCACCGGCGCAAAGCAAGCGGGCAAGGCCGCTGAACGTGCTGGCGCAACACAGGCCGCAGCATCACAAGCTGGTATAGACGAGCAGCGCAGACAGTTTGACGCATTAGTTGAACTTATGGCACCTTATGTTACCGCAGGGCAGGGTGCGCTAGGTGGCCAGCAGGCTTTGATCGGATTACAGGGGCAGGAGGCGCAGCAACAAGCAATCTCAGGCTTTGAGCAATCTCCATTTTTTCAGTCACTTACGCAGCAAGGTGAAAATGCTATCTTGCAAAACGCATCAGCCACAGGCGGTTTACGTGGCGGCAACACTCAAGCTGCGCTTGCACAGTTCCGGCCACAAATGCTGAACGCGCTTATCGAGCAGCAATACGGTCGCCTTGGTGGTATTTCTGCGTTGGGCCAAGCGTCGGCAGCCGGACAAGCATCGCAAGGCATGTCTTCTGCAAGCAATATTGCAAATCTTTTAGCCAATCAAGGCCAAGCTATTGCAGGCGGTCAAATCGCCAGAGGCAATGTAAACAGGCAGGCATTTGGCGATGCGCTGCAAATTGGCAAAACAATCGCATTGTTTTAAGGCAAAAACATGGCCATCAATCCACTACAAGCACCAATTAATTACGCATCGCAGATGGTTGATCTTACCCCTGCTTTTGCAGGGTTTGGGCAAGCCGTGGCTCAACGCAGAGAACGCACGCAAGAGCAAGCTAGACAAGAAGAAGCCGCGACTATAAAAGCGCAATACGCTACCGACCTGCAAAATGCATTAGCCAACCCAACGCAGAGTTCATTTAATAAGTTGATTCTTACTTATCCGCAACAACGGGGACCCCTTGAGTCAGCCCGTGAAAGTTTTGGCAAAGAACGCCTGTCCAATGAATTCAAGCAAGGCTTTTCTGTTTCGATGGCTTTGGAAAACAACAATCCAACAGTTGCGATGGAACAACTTAAAACCATCATTGCGGCCAAAAAGAACGTAGGCGAGCCGACCCAGATTTATGACCAAGTGTTTGCCGCACTAGAGTCTGGCAACACAAAAGCCGCTCAAGCTGGCGTTAATATGGCGCTGACAATCTTAGACCCTGAGCGGTTTGAGAAAACGGTAAACGCCCAAGTCGCAGCAGCAGGGGCACCAAGCAAACTAAGCCAGCAAGTGGCCGAGGCATCAAAGGCAGTTACAGAAGCAGAGGTTGCCGTTGCAACTGCACCTGATGACATTGCAAAAGCCAAAGCTCAACGTGAATTGTCACAAGCGCAAGCAAAAAGTGCAGCCCTTGATGCAAAGTATGCAGAGCGCGCAGCACTTAACAAACTTGAGCAAGACGCTGCAGCCCTTGGCTTAACAAAAGCACAAACTGGCTCAGCCCTAGCTCAAATAAGAAAACTTGGCGTTGATACTCAACAAGCCGCACTTCAACTTGAAGCATTTAAAGCGTCTGGCGGTGTTGACCCCAAGGAAAAGTTTGCTCAAGAAGAAAAAATCCGCAAAGAATATCAAGTCCGCAACAAAGTTTATACCGAATTAGCGACAACGTACTCCAATATTGAATCGTCGGCACTAGCTAAGAGTGGCCCAGGCGACGTTGCTCTGATTACTGGATTTATGAAAATGCTTGACCCTGGCTCAGTTGTGCGCGAGACAGAATTTGCAACAGCACGTGACACTGCTGGCTTGTACGAACGGTTGCGAAATAGCCTTGCAAAAGCCGAAAGCGGTGTATTTTTGCAAGATTCTCAACGCAAAGAATTTACCAATCTGGCCAAGCAATATCTGGACTCAGCCCAGAAAAAGGCAGGCCAAGATAAGACAGCACTTGGTGTGGTGGTCAAGAACTACCGCCTCAACCCTGACAACGTGTTCGGACCTGAGACAGCGGCAGCGCCTGCTCCATCACCAAATAGCGTGACAGTTGGTGGCCAGACTTTTAATCGCCCTGCAAACTTCACTGATGCTCAGTGGAGCGCATACAAGCAATCCGTGGGGGCACAATGAGTCCAGAAGAATGGCTGGCATCCCAGACTAGTCAGGCTGCGCCAGCAGCTCCTGCGTCTGCACCCATGGCCACAGCACCAGCTGCAGCCCCCATGTCGCCTGAGCAATGGGCGGCATCACAACCAAAGATGGGATTCTTTGAAGGTCTGGCCGAGTCTGTCACTGGCCGCGCTCGCGCAACCCCTGAGACACAGACGCTGCCAGAGTGGACAAGCATGCCAGAGCTGAATCAAATGAGCGTGGCATCGTTCAAGACAGCACTTGGCACACTCATGAGCAACCCCAAGGAAACGGTGCAGATTCTGCAAGCCAACTTCCCTGGTGTTCAGGTTCGTCAAGATGCTAAAGGCAATTACTTGATGCGCTCGTCAGTTGACAATCAGGAATATGCCATCCCACCAGGTCTTACGATGGGCGATGCGCCACGAGCTGTGGGTGCTCTTGCAGCTTTTACGCCAGCAGGCCGAGCAGCAACCATCCCAGGCGCATTTATTGGTGCGGGTGCGACACAAGCAGTTATTGAGGGAACTCAAGCTGCAACTGGTGGAGAAGTCAGCCCTACAGACGTTGGCGTGGCAGCCATCACAGGCCCAGCAGGGCAGATTATTGAGCGAGTGGCACCTCCGGTTGTCCAAGCTGTAAAAAGAGGCGTACAGAGCGTCACAGGCCGCGCACCTATGCCCATACCAGCGGCTGGTGCGCCTGTAGCACCAACGGGCATGGCAATGCCAGAGGTAGCGCCAGCAGTCCCAGAGATTCCAGTGGCGCCAGCTGCACCAGCAGTTGCTCCAATCGTTGCAGAAGTTACCGAAGAATCTGTCAATAATCTTGTTCAAAAAGCAGCAGGCACCGGATTCGGCTCTACTGGCGCAAGAAACCGGCTGGCCGACCTTGCTCAAGTCAACGTGGCGGCCAAAGAAGCAGCCCAGCGACTTGGCATTGAACTGCCTGCCGACGTATTTAGTGACAACCCGCAAGTCCGAGCAGCCGCAGGGCTAACACGCTCAGTAGCCGGTGGTGAGGCCGAAGCAGGCTGGCGCAACACTGTCACGCAGGCTGTTGAAAAAGCTGACGATGTAATCAAGCAGTTTGATGCAACTTTTGTTGAAGGTGCTGTTGCGCCTGGCGTGGTCTCGCAAAAGATAAAGGACTCGCTGACGGCGACTCGTTCATCCCTTAACGCGCAGGCAGGCAAAGTTTACGATGCGGTTGACGAAGTAGTGCCAAAAACATCTGTGGTTGACCTGCCAAAGCTCAAAGCAACGCTAGACGCTATTAAAGCCGAAGTCACCGACGAAGGCATGTCAGCAGCCGAGCGCAAGCTGGCCAACATGATTGAGCGCGGTAATGTGACCTATGGGCTACTTAAACGCGAAAAAGGATTGATTGGCAAGGCGCTTAATAATATGGAGTCGCCCTACGGCAGCATGGCCGAGGCAGACCTCAAGCGTCTTTATGCCGCACTTGCTGATGACCAGCTGACAAACGTGGGTAATATTGGTGGCGAGGAATTGCGCAAGCAACTGCGTGGAGCTAACCTTATTTACGCCAAAGAGCGAGCATTAGGCAAGCGTATTGTCAATGCGTTTGGCCAAGACATCGAAGGCAGCATTGCCAATAAAATGCGTACCGCCATCACTGGCGCTGCTAAGGGAGACGCTGGCGATTTTAACCGCCTACTCAAGACAGTACCAGAAGACCTACGCAAAGAAACAATAGCCACTGCACTGGCATCTGTTACACGCTCTGCCAGAGGCGCTGAAAAAGGTGGCTTTGGTTTCTCAGAGTTTGCAACAATCTACCCCAAGCTACGCGCCAACCCACCTGTTTACAAGATTATTGTGGACACGCTGGGTAAAGATTCGGCAGTTGTTTTGCGTGACCTGTTTGAAGTATCAAAGCGCATCACCGATGCTAGAGCCAATGTCTTGACCACTGGTAAAGCAAATCAAGCATTTGCAAATGCAGAGGGGTTGATTGGCAGAGTCATGGAAAGCAGCATCACGCAGCGAGCCGCAACAGCAGCAACCGGCTTTATTCCAGGCGGTGGATTGGTTGCACCAGACATTATTAAATTTATGTCGCAAGGCGCTGAAGACCGAGTAAAGGCAGCAGGGAAGTTGTTTGCTGATGAGGGATTCCAGAAACTTGCCATTGAAGCCGCGACCAAGGGAGCACCAAGCGCAGCCACTATTCGCAAAACAGCCGCGTCACCATCCTTTCAAAAGTTTGCCGATGCGGTTAAAATACCTAAAACGCTTGACGCACGAATCCAGTATTTGCAATCATCCCTTCAAGCCGAGCGCCAATTTGACCAGGAGACCCCATAAATGTCCGCACCCAGCATCCAAGTACCGTTTCCAGTTTTCCAAGATCGTGATGGGCAGCCCCTAGACAATGGCTACGTCTGGATTGGCACAGCTAACCTTGACCCGCAAGTCAATCCAATCAACGTCTATTGGGACGCAGCACTAACCATTGCGGCAGTGCAGCCCATTCGCACGATTGGCGGCTATTCGGCCAACAGCGGCACGCCTGCGCGCGTATACGTTGACAGCGACTACAGCATCAGGGTCATGAACAAGAACGGCAGCACGATCTACACCTCTTTGAATGGCAATCTTGATTCTGGAAGTATTGCGACCAATGCAACGGGTAACGGCGTGCAAACAATTTTTTCTGTCGGCTCTGCGCCTGCCTCGATCTACATTAACGGCGTGTACCAAAACCAGAACACTTACTCAGTGACAAGCGGTTCTGTGGCGTTCTCTGAAGCGCCACCCTTCACATCCATCATCGAATTCGTGTTCTAAGGAAATCACATGCTAAAAACCGTAACAAATATCGTTGACGCAAGTCAAATAATTGGCGTGCTGCCAGTTGTCAAAGGCGGCACAGGAGTTTCAATCTCGACAGGTACAGGCGCTACAGTCCGCAACACAAGCCCAACGCTAGTAACTCCAGCCCTAGGAACCCCTTCATCCGGCGTATTAACCAACGCCACGGAATTGCCAATCTCTACCGGCGTAGCAGGCTTGGGAACTGGTGTGGCTACTTTTTTGACTACACCGTCTTCAGCCAACTTGGCATCCGCAGTCACTGGTGAAACGGGAACGGGTTCCTTGGTGTTTGCCACCAGCCCAACGCTTGTTACTCCGGCTTTGGGAACCCCGGCTTCGGGGGTAATGACCAACGTAACGGGTACGGCAACAGCGTTGAATATCGGCGGGAATGCGGCTACTGCGACTAATGTTCCGTACAGCGGCTTAACCGGCACAGTGCCTACTTGGAATCAGAATACAACAGGCAATGCAGCCACAGTAACCACTAACGCAGACCTCACAGGG